GTTCCAGTAGGAAACCAATTGTGTAAATTTAAAGCTGTTCCAGCAGCAGAATTACTACCTTGATTATAATCTACTTTATCATCTCCATCACTAAATCCAATAACAGAATGCGTAGTTCCGTTTGTAGAAAAAGCAAACCCTCTGCTTGAAGCATTTCCAGTTAATGTTAATGACCTTGCTGTTCCATCGGCAAAATGATCTGTTTCAAAATAACCTAATCCATAACCGCCCTCTATCGCATCTATATGGCTAGTATCTAAAGCAGCAACTTTATTATTGCTTGTATCTTTCATAGATAAACCAGAATCAATTACACCTTGCCTAGTAAACATAATGTTTTGAGCATCTGACAATTCGTTATCTTGAATATCAGATGGATCTTTTAGATTATTAATACCACCACTAAAATCTCTTACTGGATATAATGCTTTAGGCATTAAACTGTTTCCCCCAAAATGTACATTGTCCGTTTACTATTTCTATTGGTTCTATTTGAAAATTGCCTTTTGGCTTATCAAAAAATGTTACAATGCCAAAGCAATGATTCCAATTATGCAATCTACCTTTTAACCATTTGTTTTTATTTGGTCTCATATCTTTTAAGCAACCCATTGACCAAGCTGCAATCGTGCCAGAGTCTAGTTTAGTTAAACTATGTCTTTGAATATCGTGAGTATGTCCATAAACAATATTAGAACCGTAAGCTTCTAGATGTTTTTTAGCATGATAAGTTGTAGCATATGCACCATGTATAAAGTTTAACTTTCCTATCTTTAATGGTTTATTGTAAGATAAATAATGATAGCCTCTTTCTTCCCATCTGCAAGCTTCTTTAAACGTATAACCTTTAAGATATGGATGCTTATTTACAAAATGATCTAACCATTCATCATGATTACCTGCTAAAATGTAACGCTCTTTGCATTCTATTTTATCAAGCACTTTGTCAAACATGTCAATACCTTTGTTTACTTTTTCTATTTCAAGATCTACGTCTATTAATTGATGTTCAAGATTTGGCAATCTTTTACCTTTAAATCTCCAAGCAGAAACAGAATCCCATTCACCAACATCACCCAGATTAATAAATATTTCTGGTTTGATATATTCAATTGCTTGCAATGCAATATCTATAGCTTTTATGTCATGAACAGGAAAATGTTGATCTGGTATAACTACAGCTCTTTTCATTTATTCCATTAATTCAAAATGTACTAGATCATCAAAATTATTATCTTTGGTAGTACGTTGTCCTTTAAATTGACTACTGGCATTCCAGTCGCCTCCCCAACGAACTTTATAGCCTAGCCTATTTGCTGTTGCTAACATCCATCCACCTAGATAATGAAAATCATCTCTAGCTTTCCAATCTATAGGATATGGTGCTATATCAACGGCCATGCCTAAAACGTGTTTACCAAACTTTGTTTTGCTTTTGCCTTCAGCAACTAATTGATCTTGTCGCTCTTGACTTCTTTTTCCTTCAATAACTGTAATATCAAAGTACTTAACAACCTCACTTAGAAGATGTACAAGTCTTTCATCAACTCCTTCAAGTCTTTGCTTACTTCTTTTTCCTAATCTTGGCATTATTTCTTTTTACGTTTTGACTTAACAATCATTCTTTGAAGTTTTTTAGGTAGTGTCTTTTGCTTTTTAGTTAGCATTGACTTACCTTTTTTCTTCATTGGTTTACCTGATTTTTTCTTTTTAGGTCTTCCAACCCTTGATCCGTATGTTCCTTTACCCATTGGCATTATTTTGCTCTCCTTACTTTTCTTGCTATTGATTTACTATACTTAGCTTTACCCCTGCCTTTAGCACTAGCAGCTCTTTTTCGCCTGTTAGTAGATGCTTTTTGACTAGGCGTTAAGCTCTTTCTTACTGATTCTGGTAGATAACGACCACGTTTCTTTTTAGGTTTTTTCTTATCTCCTTTGCTAACATAATCCCATTTTTGTTTTGACCATTTAGATAGCTTATTACTTGAAGATTTTTTACCAGAGTATCTACCTCCCATATCTTTATAATATTTAACAGCTAACTGCATAGCTCTAGCAGAATGTTTTCCACCCATTTTTCTTTTAGCTTTAGCTTTTGCTCTTGCCCACTTAGCAGGGTCTCTCTTTTTAGCAGTAGCCATTATTTCTTAATCTTTTTTACTTTACCATTTTTGGTTCTGGCAAACTTATGTGTTTTAGTTTCTCTTATGAGAGTACCATAATGTTTCTTGCCTCCCCACATCCAACTAACTTTTTTAGCCATAACTTACCTATTTCTTTTTTTTGTGTCTTTTTGCAAATGCTTTAGCTGCAGCAACTGAACCAAATCCCCATCTTTTTAAAGCTAATGCTTTTCTCGTAGGTCTTCCTTTTGAATCTTTCATTGGCCCTTTCATTCCTGCAAACCTTGCAGCAAAACTAACTCTTCTAGGACTAGTGCCTTTACTAAGAGGAGGTTTTAAATTGCTACCCTCTCTTTTAGCAGAAGCTCTACCTTTTGCATTTAAACCGCCTTTAGGATTTTTACCTGCTTTTCTTTGCCACGCAGGTGTTTTATAGCTTCTCTTAGTTGATTTTCTCTTGGCAGGCATTATATACCAATTTTTTTAAGAAGTACACTTTTGATTACTTTCCAAAGTGCTTCAAGGATCTTTTGCTCTGTAGCTTCTGAAATGATAGGTA